TGGCGATGTCTTCGGCCGACTTGCGACCTTTCTTTTTCTTGGTTTTATCTTTTCCATCACCAAAGACAACTTGCTCGGCGGTTGCACTGCCTTTCAATCCGGGAACAGACAGGGCGGAGCGTTCTTTCTTGCCCTCTTTCTTCTTATCCTTGGCCCACTCGGTGGCGAGGTTCTGATTGTAATTAGCCCCGAAACCCTTAACCGTGTTGGTCGTGGCAGCTATGGCATTGGCAGCGGAGTTCACTCCGAGCAGGTTCTTTACTCCGGTACCGAAGTCCTGGGAGGCACCTTTGAAGTCACCCGTGAAGAGTTTATAAAGTGCGCTACCCACCAGGCCCAGGACACTCAACAGCTCTTTGATGCGAGCGATGAGGTAGTCCTTGATGATGACAGCGAACTTCTTAATGGTGTCCCACATGGTGATCAGGAACGCACGGAAGCCGGCGAACTTCGTCCAGCAATAGGCGACAACCGCGATAAGGGCCACAATGCCAATAATAATCAGCCCGATGGGATTGGCGGCCATGGCAATATTGAGTAACCACTGGGCGGCTGTCCACAGATTCGTGGCTACGGCAACAACGGTCATCACAGCCCTATATGCTGCTAACGCCATGGTGTAGGCACGACACACCGCCCATACGCCTGCAATGACACCGCCCAGTATCATGAACTCGGTCTTGAACTTGACCACGAACTTGATGGCCGAAGACAGCCCGCTGCCCAATGCGGAAATGATGCCGAATATCTTCGGAATAGCCGCCGTAATCAGGTCGAGCAATTCTCCGATGGGCGACTTCACGGAATTGTACAGCTCGAGGGTCTTTGTCTGTACAACTGATACCGCCTTGTTCCACTTACCCGCCACGGTTTGGCTTTGGGCTGCCATCATGCCATTGAACTTGCCTCCGGCACCGGTGGCATGGTCGATGGCTTGCGCAATGTTCTGATAGGTAATCTTGCCATCCGACATCAAGTCGCGCAGTTCGCTCATGCTTTTGCCCGTCATTTTAGACAGTTCCTGCAGCGGGTTAAATCCGGCGTTGATAAACTGCAATAGGTCTTGCCCCATCAGGTAGCCGTTGGCGTGCACCTGGCCGAGTACCAGCGAAAGCGACGACAGGCGGCCGGCATCACCGCCGGAGATATTTCCCAGCTGCTCGAGTCGTTTTAGTGTTTCATTGGATGCTACACCGAAGTTCATCATCAACTGCGCGTTTTTCTCCAGCTGGAGCTTCGAAAACGGCGAGCGGGCGGATAGGTCGGTGATTTGCGAGAGCATCTTTGTCGCCTTCTCTTCATCGCCCACCAATACGCGGAAGGCTACGCCCGTCTGTTCCGCCTGCGCCCCGAGTCGTACCATGCCGGCGATACCGGCACCAATCATGGTGTAGGGGTTCATCAAAAAGGACACGCCGGGAATAGACATCAGCGAGCTCTTGAAGCCATCAAAGGAAAAAGCACGCCGCAGACTACGCCCCACAACGGATGCCTTTCTGTCGATGGCATCCAGCTGCTGTTCGGTCTGTCGCGCTACCGACACGACATTGCCCTTGTCGGCATTGAGCTTAATCAGGAATTTTAAGATATTATCCATTGGCTGCTTTGGCTTTGGCTTCCGCTTTCCGTATTTCGGCTAAGTACTTGTACGTATGCGCCCACTCTTCGTCCGACAACGTGTCGGGGTCTAAGTGCAGGTAATAGCGCATCACGGTATTGAAGAAGAGGACGTCGAATCCATCGGACACGTCTACCTCGGCGTCCTCTAAAGCTTTTTTATTTCGGCCTCCTTGACTTCGAGAACCTCCTGCATCTTCTGAATGGCTGCGAAGAAGAGGGCATCATCGGTCTTGATTTCTTCGTCGCCGGCAACCCACAGTTGATTGAGCATCGTCTCGCTCATCTTAATGGGGTCTTTGACCACGCTGGCGTAGCTCAAGTCGCGGCGCGTGGGGCGGTGCAGGATGCAGCTCTTGCCGTCTACGGTAATCTCGAAGAGGTCACCGTGCTTTTTCTTCCATTCCTGTATCTGTTCTTTTGTAAACTTCATGATTTAACTGTTTTAATGGTTTATGTGCTATTTACACACTTTTCTTATCCAAGAAGACAAAGGGGATGGTCTTCTCTAAAAACTTATCTCCCTGCTTCCATTCGGTGTTGTCCTCGGTAAATTCCACGCCGATAAGCGTATCTACCGTGACGGCATCGCCGCGGTTGGGGTTACCATAGGCTACCACGATGTCGAGCGATACATTCAAAATGTCACCCTTGGCCGCCTGGCGCAGGGCGTTATACTCGCTTTGCAGCAATGTTATTTCGCCGCTGTGGTCGTAGTTGCCACTTTGTACCGCGTGGGGTCTGTTACCCTTGGCAAACACCAGCTCCTTTTCCTTTTTGGTATCGTATTTGATACCGCGGATGCCGGTAATCGACCGACCGCCCATCACCACATCAATGTCCGCCCATTCGTATTCTCTTGAATTAAACATAATCTTTTTATTTAAAGTGTTGAAAGTGGGCAGGCGCGAAGCCCACCCACGAAATGTTACTTACCTGCTTCTACCTGGAAGCCGAGTTTGACATCCACATAGCGGGCATAGCCGAACGGCCGTACCTTCAGTGTGAGCTCAATCTTCGACGTCGAGAGCACGTTCTGTGTCGGGTCGATGTAGGCCTTGCAGCCTGCACCGTCGGCATCGGCAGACAGTTCGCCCACGGCGGTCATGGCACGATTGACGACGTTCTCCATCATCTGCTGCCAGGCCATAATGATGCCATGCTGCAGCGTGCCGTCTTCATTAACGGACAGTTCATCCACCATCAGCTCGAGCAACGCCGCGTAGGCGATGCGATAGGCCTTGTCGATGGTACGGCGCGCCGTGATGTGCGCGTAATCGTCAGTCTGCTCGCAAGCCAGGCGGTCGTCAGTGAAGAAATAGCCGGCCTTGCCCACATACTTGCGCGGGGTGATGTAGCCGGCATCGTAGAGGTCGCTCACGGCCGAGGCGTTCTCTTCCACCGGCTTGTCGCCGATGAACAGCGCGATAGGTTTTAACGCGCCGTTCTTCACCCGTGCGATGTTCCGCTGCACCGGCAGCGTAGCCAGGCGTCCGGCCATCATACCCACGGCAGCCCCCTCGGAGGCTTTTACCGTGTCGCCGATGAGAATGCCCACACGATTGTAGGCTTCTTTGTGCAGGTCTTTGACCGCACCACCCTTGTAGCCGCGACCTTCGAGGACGATGAAGAGCGGGGCATAAAGCGAGGTGGTAGCCCATTCGGCTAACTGCTGCGCCTTGGGTAGAGCCGTGAAGAGGTCATCGTCGAGCCCGTTGGTGGTCAGGGTAGCCTCGCGGCCGTCGCCGGCAACGAAGATGCCCCGCAACGCACCATTCTGCGCTGTGATGAGTTCCTTAATCGCGCCCGTGTCCTTGTCGCAGAGTTCTGTAAAGGTCTTCGCCTTGTCAACCGGGAAGATAACGAGCTTCGTTCCCTCTTCTACTTCATCGTAGAACTCCTTTACATGCTTGTACAATCGGGGGTTGTTCTCCTTGGTCACACCCAGCGCCACCAACTCGTCGAAGGCGTGCAGGGTGTAGGCTTCGTCCAACTCGAGGTTCTTTGTAATGGCTTTTGCGCCGCACACCAGGGCGAAGAGCCCGTCGGGGCTTTCCCCGACAGTGCCCAGCTGCCCGTTCATGAATTGTATTTTTATACGAGGTAACATAATCTTTAATTTAAATGGTTACTTTACTTCGCTGCCTCTGCAAGGAGATAGATTCCTTTCTTGTCATAGCGACGTACAGAACCGCCCGTACGGAGCAGGAACGAATAGATGTCGCCGTAATAGAGCGGGTTGTTCGTCGAATCGAACATTTTCACCTCGCCCAATGCGCGGCTTACCGACAGTTCTTGCCATGCGAGAGCAGCGGCCAACTCACCGGCAGCAGCTTCCTCACTCCACGGCAGCAATGACTTGTCGCTTTTTACACGAAGCACTTTGCTGCGCTTCATGACATTCAGTCCCCACAGGTTGCCCACAATGCCCTTTTGCGCATTTGCCGAGTTTTGAAGCATCCATTTGTCACTTTCTGTAAGGTCGGCCAGCAGGTCGGCGTACATGTACGCATCGAGCAGGATGTAACGGCCCTCTTCGGGTACATTGTCGGCATCCATACGGGTCATAATGGCCAGGAGGTCTTCCTTAGTAATTCGCTTACGTTTGCCGGTGGCCGTCTCCGAGGTGTGTGCAGCACGCTCGGTGGTTCCTGTGGTCAGCAGCACGTTGGTTGCGGGTACTCCAGCACCCCAACACTCGAGCAGGAGCTCATGCGCTTCGGTCTGCAACTGACTACGGTCGTTACTGATGATGGAATTGCGTTTGTCATACGACAGCTCTACTGTTTCGATATTCGAAATGTGGATAGGGTCTGTCGTTAACTCATCAATCTCGTACTCGAGTGCATTGTCTGTACGGGTGTTGACTGTTGCAGGCTTCACCGTGCGGTTTCTCTTCACATTGGAAGGTTTTCCTGCGCCAGGAATAATTACCTTGTGGGCTTTTACGTAGGCAGAATCGTCTACTGATTTTGTGGCAAAACTGTTGTCGGGATAGAAATTCTCGACTAACGTGTTCTGCCAAATACTGATGTTTAGTGCCATTTTAATGTCGTTTTAATGTTATTTGAATAATGTTCGAACGCGTGTCTTACTCTTTGTAATCCACACCGAATTTTTCTTTATATTTTGCCTTAAACGCGTTCAGGTCAGCGTTGCGCAGATTGGACAGCTGTCCGGCTTTGTCCAGCTCGTCCCACGTCTTATCGGCGAGCGATGCAGGGGAGGCTCCTCCGTTGTACACGTCGGTAATGCGACGCTCCGGCTGGGGCTTCATGCTGTTGATGAGTTTTTCTGTGTTTTCGCGGTCACTTTTCATAAGTGCCGTGAAACTTTCCTTCTGCGCATCGGTGATGCGTTTCTCGGCGATAGCCTTGTCAATAAAGGCCGTTACCTCTTTGTCTTCCACCTCCTGCAGCTTCTGCTTGTAGGTGTCGACAGTCTTTTCCAAGGCTTCCACTTTGACAGCCTTGTTCTCCAGCTCGCGGATATGCGCGAGCACTGCATCCTCGTCTGCCATGTTGGCGAACGAAGGAACTTTTTTAATTGAATCTAATAATGCCATGTCTGTATTGATGTTTATTGGCTGCTTGTGCAACCGGTTATTGAAATACGTGTATAACTCTTCCGGCGACTGGGTAGGCACCGGCTCTTCTGCCATCTCGTAGATGCCGTCGATGAGTTTCATCTCGAGGGCTTCACGGGCAGACAGCCAGTGGTCTTTTTCATCGAAATACTTCGCCAGGACGTCTTCCTTTTTCATGCCGCAGCGGCCCGCAATCATTGCGGCGAGGTCACCCTGCAGGGCTTCCATCTGCGTGGCCATGTCGCGCAAGTCCGATGCGTTGCCCCACGCACCGCCACTGACGGCATGGAGCATCAGCTTGGCGTATGGCGACATATACAGGGGTTTGCCGCACAGGGCGATGACCCCGGCGATGCTCGCGGCTACGCCATCGATATATATAGTGATGTCCGCCTTGCTGTTTCTTAGGGCGGTGTAGATGGCCATACCGGAGAACACATCCCCGCCACAGCTGTTGATGCGCACATCTATCTTCTTATACTGATTAGCAAGTGCCATC